ATTCCCTTGACCGCGATCACTGGTTTTCCAACAGCAGGTACTTTAACTATTGGCACAGAAGATATTACTTACACAGGAATTTCTAGTTTAAATTTAACAGGATGTGTTAGAGGTGTTAACGGTACAACAGCTGCTACTCACAATACTGGTGATGCAGTTGCACAGTCTCCAAGAGGAATGACTGATATTCAAGAAGCAAATTACAGAGTAGATACTACAAGTGTTGATACACCTATGACAAGAATTAGTAGATCTCAGTATCAAGCATTTTCTAATAAAACAGATCTAGGTTTACCGACTCAATATTGGGTTCAAAGATTTGTAGATAAAGTTACTATGACTTTATACTTAACACCAGGTAGCTCACAAGCAGGAGACTTTATAAATTTCTATTACACAAAAAGAATTGATGATGTAGGAGCATACACAAATGCAACAGATGTACCATACAGATTTGTACCTTGTATGATAATGGGTTTATCTTATTATTTAGCTTTAAAATATGCACCACAAAGAGTTCAAGAATTAAAATTATTATATGAAGATGAATTAAAAAGAGCTGAATCAGAAGATGGTTCTTCTAACTCAACTTACATATCACCTAAAATATATTTTCCAGGAGTTAGTTAATGACTAGTTTTGCACAGGGTAAGCATGCTTTAGCGATATCAGATAGATCAGGTATGGCTTTTCCATATAATGAAATGGTTAGAGAATGGAATGGTGCATTGGTACATAACTCAGAGTACGAACCTAAACAACCACAACTACAACCTAAACCAACTAATGCAGATCCACAAGCTTTACAAAGAGCAAGACCTGCAAGAACAGAATTTCCAACAGAAGATTTTTTACCAGAAAATCCTTTTACAACTGCATCTAATACTACATTAAAAGTAGCTTTTCCATTTGGACAGTTACAGGTAAACGATCAAGTTACATTTAGAAATGTTAAACAAACTGTAGGTGGGGTTTTCATAGGATACATACAATTAAACGCTAGTTTAAATTTTGATATTAATAGTACACAAACTACAATAAGTTTAAAAGGATTAGCTGAAACTCAATTTCCGAGAAGCGGGTTTGTAGTTATTGAAAAAATAAATAGTGAAACCGGGTTATATGAAAATGAAGTTGTTGAATATACAGGAATGACAGGCGATGAACTAACTGGATGTATAAGAGGAACAAGTGCTCCTTATAGAGGGGTATCTCCAGAAAAAACTAAAGCAAGTGAACATCTTGCAACTGCAAAAGTTTTAGGTTCTTATAAAGTTGTTTCTTTAAATGAGACATCAGTTCCAAGTGTAGGTCAACCATCTACAACTACACAATTCGATGGTATAAATGTTACATTAAATAACGCTGCACCAAGCACAGAAACAGGGGGCGGTTTTCAGTGTACAATTGGACCCGTTAATGATAGAGCTTAATTATGTCAGGAGTTTCAATTTATACATACACAACTTTAAAACAAGCAATCAAAGATTATACTGAGGTTGACGATTCTGTATTTACGACAGCTATCTTAGATGGTTTTATAATGGCTGCTGAGTATAGAATTAATAATGAGTTACCTATGGACTCTGACAGATTTGTACAAGAAGGTACATTATCTACAGATAATAATACTATAAATGTACCAGCTGGTGCTTTGTTTATTAGAGGTATTGAAGTATTTAATTCAACAGCAAATACTACGGGTAATGGTAGTTGGTTAGAAAAAAAAGATCAGACATATTTATCTGAGTATACTGATAGATTAACTGGACCAGAAGGTGATTTAACTGCACAAGATGTAACTGGTTTTCCTAAGTATTATGCTATGTTTGGTGGTGCAACACTTAAAACAGATACGACATCTGGAGGGTTATATATAGCCCCTACACCAGACGCAGCTTATAAATTTAGAGTATATTATAATAAAATGCCTGTAGGACTTGGTTCTGGTAGTGATGGTAATTCCACTACATACATAAGTAATTACTTTCCACAAGGACTATTGTATGCTTGTTTAGTAGAAGCATTTGCATTCTTAAAAGGTCCAATGGAAATGTTGACACTGTACGAGAATAAGTATAAAACATCAATACAACAGTTTGCAGGAATGCAAATTGGGAGAAGAAGACGAGACGATTACACTGATGGAACAATCAGAATACCAGTCAAATCACCTTCACCCTAAACTAGGAGAAAAAAATTATGGCAATAACATCAGCAGTATGTAACAGTTTTAAAACAGAAGTTTTACAAGCTTTACATAATTTTACAGCATCGTCTGGAAACTCATTTAAATTAGCTTTATACACAAGTAGTGCTACTTTAAATAAATCAACTACAGCCTACAGTGATACAAACGAAATTTCTAACACATCGGGATCTGCTTATTCAGCTGGTGGAAAAGCACTTACAAGTGTTACTCCTGCTTTATCTACAGACACTGCGTGTTGTGACTTTGCAGATATAAGTTTTACTTCTGCTTCATTTACAGCTAACGGTTGTTTAATATATAACGATACAAATGCTGATAGAGCAGTTTGTGCAATCGCATTTGGTTCAGACAAAACTGTAACAAGCGGAACTTTTACAATTCAATTTCCAACAGCTGACGCATCTAACGCAATAATTCGTATAGCATAGGGAGGCAATCCTTATGGCCAATTCTTGGAATGAATCAGGCACAACCTGGGGAACAAATCGTTGGGGAACAACTAACGAAATTACTCAAGGATGGGGTGCAGATGCTTGGGGAACAGGTGGTTCATGGGGTCAAGCTACTGATGAATTAGTTTCTTTAACAGGTTTATCATTAACATCAACACTTGGAACTCCTATATCTGGTGCTGAACAAGGTTGGGGTAGAGATGAGTGGGGTGAAGAACCGTGGGGAGATAGTTTTAGTCCTGTCATTCCATTAACAGGTGTAAGCGCAACATCTACACTTGGTGAATTAGCATACGCAGCATCTACAACAGGTTGGGGTTCAGATACTTGGGGACTAGAAGACTGGGGTGAAAACGCAACCACAGTTGTTCCAACAGGACAGAGTATAACTTCATCAGTAGGTTCACCTACGATTACAGCAGAAATAAATACCGGTTGGGGACAGGATGGTTACGGAGTTGAGAACTGGGGTGCTTCTGGTATTACTTTAGAATTAACAGGTGTTCAAGCAACTACAGGTATTGGAGAAGATGTTAGTTGGGGTAAACAAACTTGGGGATCTGCAACAACTGGTTGGGGTGGAGAATATTATTTAACACCAGCAGACGTAATTGGTTTAACTGGATTGTCTGCAACATCAACTGTTGGATCACCAACAGCTATTTCTGATGCTACGTTTAGTTTAACAGGTCAAAGTGCAACTTCTTCAGTTGGTTCGTTAGATCCTGCAGATCAAACCATGGGCTTAACTGGTTTAAGTACAACATCATCTGTGGGTGCAATTACACCAGCAGATGTTATGGGATTGACAGGACTTTCTGCAACAGTATCATTAGGCACTGTTCAAACTTCTACAAATCCTATTGTTGATGTAACAGGTCTTTCTATGACATCATCTGTAGGTTCTTTAGCACCAGCAGATGTTATGGGATTAACAGGAGTTTCTGCAACTTCTGCAGTTGGTTCAATATTACCAGCAGATGTTATGGGATTGACAGGAGTTTCTGCAACTGCTAGTGTAGGTAATGTAGCTCCTTTAGGTTATGAAGCTATTACAGCTACACAGAGCGCAGGATATAGCTCAGTTACTGCAACACAAACTGCAAATTATACAGCAGTAAATGATTGACAATTTGTTTAAAACAAATTAAAAAAAGATACTAATTAGGAGTACAAAATTATGGCATCAACTTTTACAGATCTTGGCTTAGAGCTAATGGCAACCGGCGAAAACGCTGGTACTTGGGGAACAAAAACTAACGCAAATTTAAGTCTTATTGAACAACTTACAGGGGGTGTTAATACTCAAACTGTAACTGATTCAGGAACACCAACAGCTTTAACAATAGCAGATGGTGCTTTAACAGGTACTGCTCAACACAGAGTTATAGAATTAACAGGAACAATATCAGGAAGCAGGGTTGTAACTTTTCCTCTTCTTACAGAAAATTTTTACATTATTAAAAACGGTACATCGGGTTCACAAACAGTACAAATAAAAGCTGTATCTGGTTCAGGAGCAACGGTTACTTTTGCAACTGATGACAAAGGATATAAACTTATTTATTTTGATGGTGTTGCAACTAACACAGGTTGTTTTGAAGCGACTGTAGGGGCAACTGGAGATGTAACTCTTACAGGAACACAAACTTTAACAAATAAAACTTTAACAGCACCTAAAATTGGAACTTCAATTTTAGATACTAACGGAAACGAATTATTACTTTTAACAGCTACAGGTTCAGCGGTTAATGAATTAACTTTAGCAAATGCTGCAACAGGCAATGGTCCAATTCTTTCAGCAACAGGTGAAACTAATGTTGATATAAATTTAAATCCTAAAGGAACAGGAACTCTCAAGTCAGGAACAGCTGCAGTTAAAATCGCAGGGAAAGAAACTATTTGGGTTCCAGCAGCAGCCATGTACGGACCAACTACTAACCCTGCAGATGCAGCACAAGTAGAAACAACAGCTACAAGACCAGATTTAAAAGTATTTGATTTTGATGCTAGTACAAAACAATATACACAATTTACAATAGCTATGCCTAAATCATGGAATGAAGGCACAATAACTTATCAAGCTTACTGGTCTCCAAGCACAACTAATACAGGTAATGCTATTTTTGGATTACAGGGTGTTGCATGTGCAGATAATGACACTATTGATGTTGCATATGGAACAGCAATAAATATTACAGATGCTGGTATTGGAACAGTTGAAGATCAACAAATTACAGGTGAAAGTAGTGCAGTGACAGTTGCGGGTTCTCCTGCAGCAGGTGAGCAAACATACTTTCAATTTTTTAGAGATGCGGCAGACGGTAGTGATACATTTACTGGTGAATGTAGAGTTCTAGGTATCAAATTATTCTTTACTACTGACGCGGCTAACGACGCATAAGGAATTTAGATATGAGAGACATTAAAAATAAACTTACATCAAGTAAGAACACAAAAAATATACAAAACAGAAAAGGTAAATCATTTGGTTATCAAGTCTTAGGATTTGGTGCTGGAGGAGCAGCAGACCCCCTTATATTGCAATTTTTAGTAATTGCTGGTGGCGGTGCTGGAGCTGGTGGAACTAACGACACTGCAGGTGGTGGCGGTGGTGGAGCTGGTGGATATATTAATTCTTTTGCCTCAGAAAATTCTGGAGCAACCTCTGCAACTGCAAGCACAGTCGAGATGGTACCCGGTGCAACGTACACTGTTACTGTTGGTGCAGGTGGTGCAGGTGGAAACTCTGGAGCAAGTAATGACAATACAGGCGGTCAGTCAAAAATCGTTGGATGCGGTGTTAGTATTATAGCAACTGGTGGGGGTCGAGGTGGAGCAAACAACTCAGCAGGATGTGCTGGTGGATCTGGAGGTGGCGGAGGCCATGGTACAGGTAGCACAGAAGCAGGAGCAGGTACGGCCGGTCAAGGAACAAATGGTGCAGGTGGTGGAGAAGGTGGCGGCGGCGGTGGAGCCGGTGTTACAGCAGGCACTAACAATGCAGGTGGTTGTGGTTTATCTTCTTCTATTACAGGTTCAGCTGTTGCTAGAGGCGGTGGTGGATCTCAAAAAGGTGGTTGTGGGTCACCCACACCTGGAACAGGTGGCGGCGGTAGAGGTTCAGGAAATGCGCAAAGTGCACAAGCAGGAACTGCTAATACTGGCGGTGGTGGCGGTGGAGCCGGCGGAAACGCTGACAGAACCGGCGCTGACGGTGGAAAAGGTGTTGTTATTTTAAGTGTTTGTTCAGCATTATATTCAGGAACTACAACAGGTAGTCCATCAGTTTCAGTAGTTGGTGATCAAAGAGTTATGGTATTTAACGGTTCAGGGAGTTACACCCCATAATGGCTTATTTTGCAAAATTAGATGAAAATAACAGGGTTATAAGAGTTGAGCCTGTTAGTAATAATGTTTTATTAGAGGAACAATTAGATGAAAATAATAATGTTATTTACGTTGGAGTTGAACAAGAATCAAGAGGAGTAGAATTTTTAAGAACTTTATATAAAGAACCTAATGCTGTTTGGAAACAAACTTCGTATAATACTGAAGGCGGTGTGCATAAATTAGGTGGAACTCCTTTTAGAAAAAACTACGCTGGATTTGGTTCAGTTTACGATGAAGCAAATGATGCTTTTCATAGAGAACACATGAAACTTAACGATGAAACTATTTATACTAATTGGGTTTTAAATCAAACTACATTTATGTGGGAGCCCCCTATTCCTTATCCGGAAACCTTTGATGATGGAAACCAAAGACAAGATGGAACACCTATTAGAGATCATTACGATTGGAATGATTCAACATCTACTTGGGAAAAACCTTAATTTAATTAGTTGACCTATTTAAAGTAAATGATATATTTCTGTGCAGAAATACAGAAATGATTAAAGTTATAGATAATATTATAGCAAAAAAAGAACAAGAAAAAATAAAAAATTTAATATTAGGTAAATATTTTCCTTGGTATTATCTTAATGATGTTTCTTTAAAAGATAACCCTGACGAAAGAAAACCAGGACTAGCACATCATTTTATATTTAATGGTCAACTAAGTGATTATTTTAAACACATTAACAACTTACTTATAAAAACAGCTAAAAAACTTAAATTAAAAGAAATAAATATTCTTCAATCTAGAGGTTTTTTACAGTTTCCTTTATCCAACAACATAGTTAAAGATAAATATATTGACTCACCACATTTAGATCTGGTTGAAAAACATTTAGTATTTCTGTATTATGTAAATAACAGTGACGGTGACACCATTGTTTATAAAGATAAAAATTTAAAAATAAAAAAACGAGTAAAACCTAAACAAGGACGTATGTTAATTTTTAGTGGTGATCATTGGCATAGTGGTAGTCAACCAACAAAAGACGTTCGTTGTATTATAAACTCTAACGTAAGAATATAATATGTTATTTCCTTCAATGTGCATTGACAATTTTTTTCAAAATCCTGATGAAGTTGTAAGGTATGCAAAACAATGTGAATATTATCCAAGTGAAACTGGTGCATGGCCGGGTAAAAGAACAAAACATTTTCATTTAATTTCACCCGAATTACATAGACATTTTGGAAGAAAAGTTCTAGCTACTCTATTTCCTAACAATTACGAAAACATAACTTATAATATGGGGAAGGTATGTTTTCAAAAAATATCCCCTGAATACATTAATAAAGGATGGATTCACGTAGACGGACCTGCAGATTTAACTGTTATAGTATATTTATCTAAACATAAAAAATGTGGTACTTCTATTTTTCAATATAAAGGCGCTTTTCCTACACCAACTGAAGAATTGATGCAGGTAAAGAAAAAGACATATAAAGAAAAATCGTTTGGACAAGAAACAGAAACACTTAAAAAAAATAATAATGATTTTGAAGAAGCTATATCTTTTAATTCTAGTTATAATAGAGCTATTTTTTTTGATGGCTCTCAATGGCATGGGGCAAAACAATTTGTTGAGAAAAATATAAAAGAAGATAGGCTTACTTTAATTGGTTTTTACTACGGAATCAATTCTACTAAATTTCATGTAACAGAAAATAATAGATTATGAAAACAAAACTATATCCTAAAAAATTAAATAGAGAAAATTATTTTGCGTCTCCTATCTGGACAGTTTATGAACCACAATTTGTTAAAGAATTAAATAAAGCTTCTGACCCATATATTAAAGCAACTAAAAAAAGATTGGCGAACGATATTAAAAAAAGAAATAAAACTTATGGAAATAAAGGAGACAAAGGATTTGTCTATCATTCAACTAGTTTAGCGGGAGACCCAAAATTTAATCAGCTATCAAGATATATAGTTGATACAGCAACTAATCTTTTAAAAGAAATGGGACATGATTTAAATAATCACGTTGTTTTCTTAACAGAGTTATGGGTACAGGAGTTTCCTAAAGATGGTTGTGGTCATCATTCAGCTCACTCACATTGGAACGGACATATTTCTGGTTTTTATTTTTTAAAATCAGGAGAGACAACAAGTAGACCAGTCTTTCATGATCCAAGACCAGGAAAAACAATGATAGGCCTACCTGAAATAAAAAAAGAAAACATAACTTATGCTTCTCCAGAAATTTCTTATGGTACTAAACCAGGCACTATGATTTTTTTTCCATCTTATTTAACTCATGAGTATCCACCTGATTTAGGTTATGATACTTTTAGGTTTATACATTGGAATTGTCAGGCTATCCCTAAAGAATTTATTAAAAGTTATATAAATGAATATTAAAAAATTAAAGTACA